CATTACGTGCTCTTGTAACTAAAGATTCATTTGCAATTGTACCAAACGCTACTGGGATTTGATGTTGATTGCAGAATGTTAATAAACGAATTGTTGATCGAAAATACGCTTCTGTTAATTGACCGCCGTAGCATGGGGTCGCAATAAAGATTCTTTCTTTACGAAGATCATCTAGTCTCACTTCTAATTTCTTTTCATTAGGAACAGCTGCTGCTGTGCTAGATTGTTGTCCCGCTTTAGGCAAGTTAGGAACAGGGGGCAAAGCCATAGGCGATACTTTTTTAATTTTTTTATCCATAATAACTCCAAGTTATATTATAAAGGTTCTACTTCGAAAATAGTATATTTGAACGATGCTATCGCTGTAAAATATTCTACGCTTGCTGACGCAATATCAAAATCTAAGGCTTGTAGGGACACAGGGAATAGATTTTTAAATATTATATTTACTTTAGGCGTATTTGTCGAGTCGAGAATAGTCAAAGTACCATCCGAGTATGCCAAAACTTCTTCTTTTCCGCTTGTTTTTGTAACAAACGGGAATCTGCTCGGCCTATTAGTTGTAAATGTTTTGAATTGAGAATAATTGTCAGGGAACCCCAGGGCAATTAACCATCTATACATTTCCAAATAATTGGACATATCCTCAGCTATAATGAAACGAATTGTAAATTCACCGAAATTAATTTTGTCACCTATTGTCGGCACATCGATAAAAGGTGTTGGTTGTGTAGCAAACCCTAATTGTAAATCGGGAATGTTTGCTGATTGACAGGTAAAAGATGTCTTAGGCATGTCCTTAATACTAAACTTAAATGCGTTCGGTCTTAAGAAATCATTTGTCGTAGGTAATGAATTTACCCAACTATCCTTTACGACATCAATGTTTGCAGTATAAGCCATCTGTTTCCTTTATGCTATCTATATATTTATAGCCTGTAGTATGTGCAAAGATTAAAAAAGGGGGAATTACTTCCCCCTTTAAATCCGATCTTCGCCGGCTTGATTACATTAGGTTGATAACCCGTGTACGACGATAATACTGATTGCGGTTCGCAGTGAAATTCGATGCGTCAGAATCAGATAAGCTATCGCTAGATGTAACGTATGGGTTAGCAATTAAACCGTAACGTGTCTTGAAGCCAATCTTTGGCTGGAAGCTGTTAGGATCAATTGCACGAACCATTTGTAAAGGAACATATGGGCAGTAGAACATACCTGCGTCATATGGGCTAGAACCCTTATAACCAACCATGTAGAACTGATTTGCAGCGCCTAGGTTTGCAGAATACGGATCAATGTACACACGGTAGCGTCCGTTTAGAACACCTGCGAATGTATTGCCTGTATCGTCAACATTTAAGTTTGTTGACAAAGCTGGAGTGTAGTCTAGAACACCAGACATAGCTAATGCACTTGCAACGTCTGCAGAGCAAACGATGAAGTTACCTTTACCACGACGTGTGTCTTGTGCAATGTGGTTAGCATCACGTTCAATGTTGAACAATAGACCTTTGAAACGCTCTACAGACCAACGACCATTAGAATCAACGTCTAGGTCAAATGTGCCTGCTGTTGCTGTTGCTGGAGAACCAGGCTTAGCAACTTTGTAAATTGTACGAACAACTTCGCGATTAATTTCAAACATGAACTCTTGTGACAAGATGTTTGATAATTCTGCTTCTGCGTCAAGACCGTGAATTGCTTTCAAGTCTTGTGCCAATTCAACTGTATATTCAGCTTTCAATGCACGAGATTTAGCAGTAACAGTTGTCTTGTCAATAGAGAAAGACATTTCGCCGAAAGTATCTTGACCTTCCATTGAACCTGTTGTTGTAGCGTTACCAGTATTATATGTTCCAAATACTGGGTTGTTGCCTTCTGCATTTTGCATAGAGCTAGAGAAAGAAGTATTTGCTTCGTTGAACAATGCTTCTTTTCTTGTTGTTGTGTTGTTACGCTCTGCACCATAGATAGAACGCATTGCAAAGATCAAGCCTGTTGGGCCTGTCATTGGCTGTACACCGCAAATGTCATATGCCATTAGGTTAGGCATTGCACGACGTACTAAACCGATCATGATCGGGTCATACTTGTCAATACCGCTAGTAGCAGAAATGTTGTTTGTTGGAGCTGTCTCAAACAATGCATTACGCTCTTCACGTAATGAACGCTCTTGGTTCTCTAACAATACAGATGTAACTTGACGTTTGTAGTTGTCTTTGATTGGAGGAAGGTCTGGGTGATCCAGAATTGCTTCCCATTTCTTTTGATAGTTTTCGGATAAAAACATTTATGTCTCCTTGTTGTGACTGTTTTAAATAACTTTTACTTATTTATAAGTTATTGTCTTTTGATTGTTCTTGATAAGGCATTTGCATAAGCTGAAACAACATCGTTACTTTGCGTGAAGCTAGCTGGCGTGTCAGTCTCCTCTGTTAGCGCTTGCTTGGCTGTCTCTTTAATTACAGCGTCGCGTGGAAAATAATTTTCCTTAATAACAGAAACTTTTTCTTTATAGATTTCTTCATTCTCAAAATCTACACCTTCTAAAAGTCTTGTCAATTTATTTACTTCAGTATCTGCCAGATCCTTAGCCATTTCCTTAATAATAAGTTTGCGCTTTAGTTCTGTTACTGATGTATTTAAGCCAACATTGTTTTCTACTTGGCCATTTAGGCTTTCTTCCAACTCTGTTACCTTAGCTTGCAATTCACCGATTACATCATATTTTTCCTCAGGCACTTCAATATAGTGTTCTTTGAAGAGCGCCTTAAGACCTGTCATAAAGTCTTCAGCAATTTCGCCGCGAAGACCATTTTCTACTGCCAATTTATTTTCTTCTATGTAATTTTCAACTACATAGTTAAGATATGCATCTACTTTTTCAACAATGCTTTCCTTGTATTCAAGGAATTCTTCCGCATATTTTTCTTCAAGTGATGCTGCAACTTTTTCCATTTCATTATTAACGCGAGCAATAACTGCTGCCTCAAAAATGGATGTTGCTTTTTGTCTAAAATCTTCTGAAAGTTCTTCACCGAAGATTGGAGAAAGATCAATAGGTTCAACTATTGATTCTTGTTCTTCTTCTGTTGTTTCTTCTTCAGATACAATTTCTGCAGATGCATCAGTTTCTTCATCTTCATGAATACCTGTGTTCTGCGGAATAGATGAAAGATCTTTTACTGTTGTGAAGTTTGGTGCTGCACCAACGGGGCCCTTCATTGCAATAGTATTCTTAGAAATACCTTTTGCAGTAATAGCTCCTTGGTTCACATCCTTCTCATCACGATCTTCGTGACTTGCAGATTCTGAATCACCCTGTTTAGGGTTTCCTGTATCGCCAGCATTAGCAGGCTTGATTGTGGAATCTTTTCCGCTAGTTGGAACCATTGGTCCTGCGCCCTCATTAACTTCCTGCGAAGTCTTAACAGAAACGCGTTCTAGCAATTCCTTAACTTTACTTTCTACTGACATTAGAGTCTCCTAAATGTATGAATGTTCTCAATCTATATTTATAAGTTTTATTACCTAGACAATTGATTGACGAATTGTTCAAAAATTTGTAATTTAACTTCGTCTAAATTCTTAGCTGAAGTCTTCCTTATTTGCTTTTGTGCATTTTCAATTTGTATTGCTTTCCACACGCCATTTTCAAGAATCCACTCCGCAGATTCCATGATTCCTTGAACAAAGGCGTCTGGGGCAGATGGGTCAGCAACAATGTCAACAGTTGCAAGGTGAAAATCACCTTGTACTTCGTTGATTCCTTCGGAGTTCATTTTTAACGATCCCAAACCTCTTGTGGATACGCCTAGTTGAACTTCATTTTCTATTAAATTCTTTGCTATAATTCCCATAGGCGTATCCAATATTTTGGCTCTACCTATAACATCGTTACCTTCCATCTTTAGGCTAGTAATAAGGTGGGAAACTTGGTGTAAGTTAATTGAAGGATTCTCAGGATGGCCTAGCTCTCCTAATGAACGTTTTTGCCCAATAAGTTCTTGATACTTTTGAACTTCTCGTTCCATGATACCTCTACCATAAGAACGATTGTTTCTGTTTGGTTTTTCAGCTTGAGCAAATATACCTTCAATAAAGATATTTTTTCCACCACCTTGTTTGTCTTCTACAAGGTAGTGTAAATCTTGTGCAACTTCTTTAATTAATCTCATGGTAGTTCCTAATTACTTCTTAGTCTGTTGATCTGGTTCAATAAACCCAGCGGATTTAGATAAATGCAAATAAACTAATGAATTTGCTGGCATAGCAAGAGAAATATTAGAATTTGTATTTGATGAATCAGAAAATCCAAACATTTGTGTCAAAGACCAATTATCATTTCCATTAAGGTATAATATTGGTATACCATTGCGAGAAACAACAACTGGTAGTGCGCCTGACGTAGACCACATCATACCTGTAATATTCATTTGAACATTTGGCTGATCTATAGTTTCATCTGATAGTCTTAAATCGAAGCTAGTAATGTTTGCTTGACCGTCGCCAACAAATTTTACAACTGCCTGCTGTCTAACTTTTTTAAGTACTGTACGTGTTACTGGCATCTTAATATCCTATTAATCTTTAACTTCTTTAGCATGATGCTTAGAAAGTTGGAATGTAAATTTTCCGCCTTGAACTGGCTTACCAGTATGAATAGCCTGGTGCTTAACATCTGTGCCGTGAATAGCATTAGCAACAGAAAGATTGGCGTGTGTGTGAATATTGCCATCTGAGTCTTTTGTAACAACAAGCGGGTCTTCATGTGTTGTTTCAACTTCTTCATTTACATCTTTATTCGATTGCATATAATCTCTAACTGTTGATATATAATCAGCACTTAAAGTAATTTTACTCTGTACCCATTCTGCAAGGTTAGTATTATCTTCTAACATATCATGCACTGTCTGAGCATTGGCAATAATAGATCTCAGTTGAGACTTGGCCATATCGCCTTCATAGTCATACTCACGAGAATCTTTTGCCTCATTGGTTTTCTTTGCACCATAGGATGCACCCAACGCCATACGAATACGTTCTTTTTTAGACTTACCGGCAAATTTAGGATTATCCGAATGGACAAAATCGCTAATATATTTGCCCGCAGGATCAGAAGCCTTTAGTTTTTCTTCTAAAGTTTCTTCTCTGATACTATTAAACGTTTTCATTTTCTTGTTCTTCTACGTCTATTGTAGTTTTACCTATAGATGATGCAATCTCTACTTTTCTAACATCAAGGGCATCAGAAATTTTATTTGCCATTGCTGTATTAAAATCTTGTAAAGCATCAGCCTGCTTATTGTTGATAATATTATCAATCATATTTTGAATAACTGCGGATTCCATAATTTTTCCTTACTGTGAATTATTTATAGGTTCTTGTCCTGGCGGCAACTGGCCTGGGGGCATGCCCGGCATTCCAATTTGCGGTGGAGGACCTTCATCTTCAATTTGTGTTTTCATTTCTTGAATCTCTTTATCAGACATTCTTAAAATATTTTTCATTACATAATCTTGACTGTAATACGCACCTACAAAAGGTTGAACTTGAGTTAATAAATCTATACGATTTCTCAAATTCTCAGCATTTTTCATTTCTTCAAAATACTGATCTTGTGCATATCTATATTGAATGTCATCTTTAATAACATTCCAGTCTTTATCTGTCAGAACACCTTTTAAAATTAATTGTGTTCTTAACAAATCGCCAAATATTTCATTAAACTTTTTGCGTAATCTACCAACAAACTTGGCAAATTTTAATTCGTCTCTTGTTATCTCTGTTGCTCTACCAAAAGAAATACCAGTTTGCGGTTGCATTCTAGAGATAGGAACATTTAATGCTTGATATAATTTACCCTGGAAGTAATTAATATCTTCAATCTGTCCTAAATTTTCGCCGCCAGGTAGTGTAGTAATCTCAGTACCCCTGCCACCTTCTCTTCTTGGCAACCAAAAATCTTCTAGCATAGACATCATTTTACGGTCATCTCGTATCTCGCCCGTACCAGAATCATAAACAATCTTATTACGATAGCGAGCCATAATATCTTTTAGATATTGCTCAGCTTTCAATTTAGGCAAATTGCCCACATCAATATAAAATATTCTTCTTTCAGGTGCTCTAGCCAATCTATAAATTACTAAAGCATCTTCCATCATCTTTAACTGATTCACAGGCTTAATGGCTTTATGTAAGTGACTTAACACTACATTCTTATCCAAATCCATAATCCCAGAAGGTACAAATGTTATTGCATCTGTTGATATCTTAATACCTTGAGTTGGATTATTTGCAGTATAACCCGGATTATACGTAATACCTTTTTCATTATATAAGAAAAATTCTTCTACCGATTTGATAATATCAACACCGGTCTTTTGATCTTTTTCTTTTTTAACTTCTCTAATCTTTTTAATTTTTCTAGGATCTAATATTAGTGTTTCCAAAATACCACGCTTTGGATTACTAGTATCTACAATCTTTTGAAAATAAATTCTTCCATCGATATACCATCTACGAAAATAATCAAATCCTTTAGTATCAAATTCAATCAATTTGTAAATTACTTCAAATTCTTTAATGATACTATCTTTAATATCTTGAGGAATCTTTGACTGATCCAAATTAATTTGTACTAATGCTTCATCATCAACCGCAGCAATAGCTTCAGTCAAAATTTCATCAATAGCTGCTGATGTATCGGAATACATTGCCGCTTCACGATATCGTGTAATAAGTTCATACTCAGATTTCGCAGTCGCATCTAGATCAACGTATGTGCCAAAATGCCCACCCGCTTGTACTGTTGATGCACCGTCGTCAGAAACAGGAGTAGCAAAACCTTGCAGTTTACGATCTATCTCATCTTCCTCACGACTAATATTAAAACCAAATAATTTAATCGCCATAATTTAATTCACTTTATATTATTAAGCCAAAGTTGTAATTGCGTCTACTAATTGTTGTGCAGGATTATTAGAGAATTCAAAAGTTTGATACTGGAAAGATACCGAGAATGTCGATAACTGATCGTTACTACCAAAGTCTAAACCAACTGCTCCCAACTCAACTGGGAAGGCGCCTATTAATTTATATTGTTTCAGAACTGCACCATTACGATCCAATTGAGAAATAAACATATCTGTTTGATACTGAGCAGGTTGTAATGCACCTGTTTTGTTTCCGAGATTTTCCATCCCGTTCATCCATTGTTCTATGGCGGATCTAATAGTAAATCCGGAATCATTTAGAACTGTGCATTGGAACGGAGCAAATTCTCTGTCGCCTGCCATCTTAATTAGACGTCCTCTGTAATATACTGGAGCAACACCAATTGTTTGCCCTGGTAATTCAGCTACACTAACTAAAAATGGGGACTTTGTCACGGCCGACGCTCGACCTGTGACATAGTTTGGAAATGTCAACTGAACCGCAAACTGATTGGGACGTGCCCCACCGTTCGTTAGTTCCGATTTAAATCTCTCTACATTAAATGGTATTGCCATTTCTTATACTCCTAATTAGGCGCCGACTTCTTCAAACGATACGCCACTTCTTGTAGCTACAAAATTCAACTGGATAAAGTTGATTGCTCTTGCAGGCTTGATGAAAATGTCTGCAACAAATTCATTACGGTCTACAACCGATCCTGGGTTATTTGTGTCATCACATATTACTCTAAAGTCTGTAATACCACGACGACCTTGTACATCTCTCAAGAATGGCTCAACAAGATTTCTAAATTGAGCTCTTGTGAACGGATCATTAAATTCGAATAATTGGAATTTAGATGCTGTAGAAATTGCTTTTTCTAATACGATAAACAATCTACGAACATTGATACGATCAAATGCGCTTGGTCTTGCCAACAGAGTTTTATCTCCAAATAACAATGTTCCTTGTCCTGGGAATGTTACTACTGGATTGATACCTTTCTTGTACAGATCATCTCTGTCTGTCTTAGTAGGTGAGAAAGCCAATTTAACAACATTCTTAATAACGCCTCTGTTATAACCTGCAGGAGAGAACCAAGGATCAGCAATGTAATCTGTTCTTGCAGCTAAGCCTGCGACGTCACCATTTAATGGAATATAACGATATTTATCATTGTAACGATCGTACTGATATTTCCAACCTGAATCTAATACTGCGAACGAAGAACTTGTTAAAGTATCTCTGTATGCTGCAATCTTACTTGCCTGATTTGTAGTGTTAACAACATCTACATATGGAGGAGATACAAATACTACACAATCTCTTCTTGATTCAGCAATTCCGATAACAGTATTAACTACACCAACATTTGTTGTTGGTCCCATTGGAATCAAGCTTACATCAAACAATTCGTCATTACTAAACAATTCATAACCAGCTTGTACATTTCCTGCAGAAACAGATGAACCTGTTACGCCGCCTGACAATGTAGTTGTAATATTTGCAGATAATGTTGCAAATGTTTTAGCCGAACCTGTTGTGCCCCAATTTGTTCCAGCAGTCGGATGATCTAACCAACTAATATATCTAGATTGATTGTTAATTACATCTTTGTAATAATTAGTAGAATTGTCAGAATTCTTGGCATCTGATGCTTTAGAAACATATGAGAATTTTTCAAGAACTGTACCAGCAGTTCCTGTCCAATTGCCATTTGCATCTACAACAATTACGTGTAATTCATCTGCAGAACCGTTTCTTGACGATACCCAAGCAGATGTGCCAGGAGCAGAATTGAATTGGTTGGCATATTGCCAACCTGTGAATGTATTAGAATCAGCAACTGATACTTTTAATGAATTACCTAGTGTTCCTGGATATTTAGCAATGAATTCGCCATATCCAAAACCACCTGTGCTATATTCACTATCATATACATCTGAATTTTCAATTAATAATGCATCAAAAGAAACGGTTGCGTTTCCTGTTGCGGTACGATTTTGAGAATCTACGATTGTAACTGCAGGAACAGAGGTATATCCTGCACCTGCGTTTGTAATATTAATGCTATTAACAGTAAAACCAACTACCGCAACAGGAATTGCATTACTAGAAATAAATGCAGAATCGCCTAATACTGGAGTAACAATTACATTAGGAGTAGATGTAAATCCCGTGCCCGGATTTGTAACTGCTATGCTACCAATTAATGCCTCTATTCTAACAGTTGCATTAGCAGTTGCACCACCTAAAAGATTATTTTTATTAATAGTAACATTAGGAGTAAACGTATAACCACCAGAACCAGCATTAATAATATTGATACTATTAATAATACCGTAACCTAAATTAGCAGTTAAAACAGCACTAGTGCCAGTGTTACCATCTAAACGATTTAAAACAATATTAGGTGCAGCTAAGTAACCGTTACCATTATTTGTAATGGTATAACCAGTAATAATATTACCAGTAATAATAGGAGTTGCTGTTGCCTGTGTACCGCCGGTAACCAATGTTCCGCCTGAAATTGTAATATTGCACGCTGTGCCTGCAGGTCCAAAATTTGAGCCTGGATTTGATATTTGAATATCTTTTAACTTAAAGTGTATTACTAAATTTGCGCTTGCACTCGTTGACTGTTGATTTTGAATAACTACATTAGATAGAAAATTATAGTTATTTCCTACGTCTTGTACGTTAA